GTCTAGGATAGCAAGGACTTTGATAGGAACCTCAGGTTCTTTCTTAGCTTCCGAGGCTTTATCTTCTAATAGAGAGGCAGATGCTGCGGCCCCTTCCTTTGCAAATGCCAGTCGAGTTTCGTACCCAATTTCTTGGGATAACATCTTGATGTTATCAATAATGCCCTGGTACAGCTCCTTCTCCCGGTCGGTCAGCACGCGCCCCGGCATCTCAAACGATGCGGCTAATTCCTTCAACCGTTTCATCTCATCTTTGAGGTCTGGGATTACGGCATCGAGGGAGTATTCTCCAAACAACGGAATCTTGGTGGTCTTTTCCCCAGCGGTCAGCTTCTCTCTGACCCGCTTAACGGCATCTGCTATTCCTTTAGCTGTCTCTAGGGGATTCCAAATCATCTCCCATATTTTCTTGAGTGCCTTAGCCTGCATTGCGAGCATATTGGGTACAGCTTTGAATACAGCGATTGCTGCCTTCTTGTAATAATCCCACATTATGATGAACATGTCCTTGGCCATGGTCACCATCAGCTTGAGTGCGTTGTACCACGTCTTTGCGTACGACATATACATCTTAGCAACAATGGTCCCAAGCACCTTCAGGATATCCCAAACGTTCTGGACCATCCACTTGGCCGCGTACGGGATGCGGTCGGTGAACGTAAACTTGACCTCCTCCCAGATAGAACGCAAGGCGAGTTCGGCGGCCATCTTCATCGTATCCCAGACTACATTCCACCGCCCTACTAGCGTAGTGAGCGTGGCTACGGCGTACGTTACGAAATCCCTAACTGCCGTAGCAGCCTTTCCGAGTGCACCCGTAATAGTCTCCCAGAGGCCTGAGAGGTCAAACGCCTTCTCCATCACCCCCCACAACTGCTCCAGGGCTACGCCTACTGGCCTTATCCAATCGACCAGCTCATTGAATCGGCTAGAGAGGCCGGTCATCCCCTCGGCCAGGCGGCGGATAACCGGCAACAGGGCGTCACCCACGGTCCGTACCGTGTCTAAGAATCCCTGCTTGAGCAGATCTAATTGATGTGCTGTCGTATCGGATGCCTTGCCAAGCGCCTCCTGCGTGCCTCCAGTAGTATTCATAATATAGTTAAAGTGTTCGCCAACTGTAGACGCATCTTGAAGGGCGGCGGCCATTACCCTAATAGCCCTTCGGTTTGGAAACATAACCGCTATCTGGTCAGCAGTTTGGCTCTCAAGTTTCTTTAATACATTGGTCAACCCGATAGCTTTAAGAGAAGCAAGCGTCATGGGCTTATCAAATAATTTTTCAAATGCTACTTTGGCATCTTCGGTGGCCGACGTAAAGGACATAAATACGCCGGCTACACCAGTCATTGCCTGGTGCATCGGTAAGCCTTTTTGCGTCACGGTCGCGATGATGGCTAGTAATTCTCCAAGGGGAACACCGGCCATAGCCGCGGTCGAAGTTACAGTACCGAGAGTTGATGCCAACTCATCCATTGTGAATACGCCCTTTTGATACGCAGCGAACATCATGTCTGATACTTTGGTCGCGTCCTTCCCGGCCATTCCATAAGCATTCAGCGTAGCGATAAGGGTCTTTGTAGTTTTATCACTACTCGTAAACCCTCCTATAGCTAACTTAGTAGCCGCTTCCAAGGCCGCCATAGAATCCTCTGTAGACATACCAGCGGACAGGAAATCATGCAAGCCAGATGTAAGTGATTCTGTAGCCTCGCCAAAATCCGTAGACAACTTTCGGATGCCTTTTGACAGCATCGGTAGGTCTTTTATATTGACTTTGGTAAGCATCGTAGACACATGGGCCATCTGCTTCTCAAATTTTATGGCCTGCCAGATGCCGATGCCGATGCTGGCGGCTATGGCGAGCGAACCGATCTTGACGGCCTTCGCTGCCGACGCCATGGCCACACCTACCTTGGCCAAGCCACCGCGAAGTACGCCCATGGAGGCAGAGAGTTGGGTCAGACCCTTAGCTCTAAACTCTGCGAAGAGCGAAGCTATGCGGAAAGCCATGTCGTGTTACCTCACCAGTCCTCTGGTACCTTCCGGCCGTACCGCCGGAGGAGCTCAGCGTGTTTCTTCTTGTCCCGGCGTATCCTACCCTTACCCTCGCCGTTCATCATCTTAGCGATCTCCCCTACATCATGGACCCTATCGCTAAATTGCCGGGGCGTCAGGGCCAGGATATCCTGTTCATTGTAATTATATGTATAGCATAACAATGAGAAACAAAATCCCCACGCTAGGGGGTCACCGGCGGCCCCTGCTCCGTAGGGTTTGCTTCGTCTCCGATACCGCTGATAGCCTGGACCACGGGCAGCAGCTCCCGCATGTCCTGCACGGTGAACAGGTCGCCAACCCCTTCCAGGGTCAGCTCGGGTTGCTTCTTACGCAGGCACCGCCAGAGGATGAACCGGAAGCCCTCAAACGATTCCATAGCGGCCTCCATCTCATCTTCCTCGACGGCGAACGAGCATGCGCGCCGCAGGGCGGCCGACCGCTCGGCCACGTCGGCCATATCGGCCGTGAGGAACTTCATATCCTCCCGCCGTATCGCCCGCAGATGGGCCTGGAACTCCGCCAGGTCGCCCATAGTCAAGGGCATAACCATATACTTCCCACCCCCGATAGTTACCTCTACGCCGATTCCGGCCGCTTTGCTCAAGTCCTCAGACATATCCTATCTCCTTTCATGGATCATTAGGCCAAGTCGGAATACGACAAGTCGCTCAGGCCTTGAAAACTTAGTGATTGTGTCGCGACACCGTCCACCGCAACCGTCGGCGAAATGCCAGTCAGGATAGCGTCGCCGTGGTAATACTTATCGCCGGTATCGACGTGCAGCTTGATATCCCCAACCTCGCCCACGTCTGACGGGTGGACTATATTGGTGGCATCAAGATAGGCCTCCGCCGTGGCGGTCCAGCCACGTAGGCCGCGGATGTACGTGCGTTGACCCGCGTTGGCGAAGCCCGTCACCTCCAGGGCATCGCACGCGATCTCCGCACTCCACGAGTAGATGTTCTGATTCGCGTCCGAAATTACCGGCGTGGTCCCCGCGAACTGGAAACCTCCACCGTAGCCCGAGAGCTTCGCCACATTACACCTCCTGCCTTGCTATTGCTTGTTTCTGGAAAAACGCTGTCCAATACTTCCTATTTGTATTAGCCCGTACATTACACCCCCGGCAAAGCGTAACCAAATTTACCGGGTCAGAGTTCTTCTTGTTATAATCAACATGATGAATATCAAGTGATCGCCCGCATTCGATTTGAGGTGCTCCGCAGAACTGGCATTGATAATCATCTCGTTTACGAACAGCTTCCTTAAGTTCATCGTTGAACTCCCAGGAGTAAGGCTCCCGGCTAATACCACCCCTCCAAGCAGAATTGCTGGCACCCCGTGGGACGGCAGCAAAATGTTTTATACGTACTTCGGGGCGCTTCATGGAATTATTATCAGATATTTTTATTCGTACTTCAGGACGCTTTGCCGGGTTCTTGTCACCCACCATATCTGGGCGCTTTCTTCCTAGCTTAGCGACTGAAATCTTTGCTCGTACCTCTGGCCGCTTTGCGGGGTTATTTTCACCGGCAAACTTTGCTCGTACCTCTAGCCGCTTCGTATAATGGTTGTCACCGCATTGCTTAGCCCGCCTCTCTGGTGTCCAAGAGGCACATAGTTTTGTTAACGTCTCTGGCGTATGGTGCCTACCCCACATCGGATGCTTATCACCGATGTATTTTCCTATATGCGATGCAGAGTTTTTCGCATTCGCTTCTGTCGTATGATGGCTACCCTTCTTCATTGTTGTTCCTTTTCCTAAGAACCGTAAGTTAAATCTGAAAGCCCCTGGAAGCTGAAGCTGATGGTCTCCACGCCATCCACCGACACACTGGGCGAAGCCCCCGTACACAGGGCGGACCCTCCATAGTAGTTAGTAGCGTTGACGTACAGCTTCAGTGCGGCCGCAGTGCCGGGCACCGTGGCCGCTATACTATTTGTAGCGTCCACTAAGCCCTCGGCAGTCGCCGTCCATCCGCGTAGGCCGCGGATATACGTGCGTTGGCCATCGTCCTTAAACCCAGTCACTTCCAGGGCATCGCACGCGATCTCCGCACTCCAGCTGATGATGTTGTGAGCCACATCGCTTACCGTCGATGTTCCAAAAGTGAACTGCCCATCGTAGCCCGAGATCTTCGCCACAATACACCTCCTGCTTCTGGTTCAGTTTCCTATGTTTGATACGTTATCTTATATGTCAGGCTACGCTGCCAGCACGTGCCGTCGAACACTGGCCCATATCCCCCGCCCTCGCGCGCACACGCGATGTGGGTCAAGTCGTCATATGTTACCGTCTTTCGATCAAAGATCAGATTGAGGTCGCTCTCGATAGTAGATACATTAGTAGCAAAGGAAGGCTCGTCGTCGAACACGTCAATTTGTACCAAGGCTTCCTCGAAATCACAACTATCCGCGAAGCACCTCACAGGCCCGTCGGGGGCAACAGGTATGAGCACGACATAGGGCATCGCTACGTCCGGGGCATGGCCGAAGTAGACCCGGTTGCTGACCTTGGCGGCTAGGCCCG